CTCGTGGGCTCGGAGATGTGTATAAGAGACAGTGAAGGGGGTGAGGACGGTGGGAACATCTATGGGTTTTTCCCCGGCGGGGTTCAATCAGATTGTAATATTTTCTGATGAAAACGACTTCAAAGACATTGTGGCCGCCAATCCAGCGATGACGGCAATCATCGAGGATAGCGACCACAATATCTACATCGCAGGGGTTAAAGCGGGGGCCAGTTGACTGCGGGGTACAACGGAGTCCCATCCTTTTCCCATTCAAAGATGATAGACTCCGGGAAACCTTCTCCAGGAGGTGCACCGAGGTCTTTCCATCCGGCCTGCGTGTAGGCAAAGTTTACGGCTTCATATTCAAGAATATCGTGCGAGGTTAACTTGTACTCATAGCGAAAACCTTTGCAAGACATAATTTCACCCCCTTCCGCGCCCAGTATACCACGGCAAGGAGGGGAGGACAACAAAAAGCGCCCCGGCCAGTGTCGTAACACCGACTGAGGCAGAAAGGAGGACGTTATGGAGAATTTGGAACCGCGATTTACGACCGAAGAGGTCGCAAATCGCTACGGAGTAAAGATCACAACAGTTCAGCGGTGGGTGAGGGAGGGGCGTTTGACCGCTCTAAACTTAGGCGGAAATCGGTATGGGCCTTATGTATATCGTCCCTCAGACCTAGAGGAATTTGAACGGAAGACAGTCAGGGAGGCGGTATCTATATGAAAAACCGTACCCGAAACGAGCGCCGCCGGGCCCGCCGGGAAGCTGTGAGCGCGGTAGTGTTTACCGCCTGCATTATCCTCTGCTGTGGCTTGCCTAACTGGCTGGAGGTGTGGCCGTGCGCTATCTGATTACCAGCGTCTTGTCTCTTGGCCTGCTGCTGGCTCTGGTGCTGCTGGTGGAGGGCATCAGCGCCCAGGAACAACCGTCCATTGAGACCCCGGCGGCAATCACCACCCCGTCTCCCATGCCCACCGGACCGCTCACCATCCAGATCACCGGACTGGAGGGCGCGGAGAGCATCGACGATGTGTGGGCGGTCATCACTATCCCGGAGCAATAAAAGCGCCGCTCTCCGGTGTGCGAGACCAGAGGGCGGCAAGAGAAAGAACATCTGCCCTTATTTTAGGGCACGAAGGAGGGAAAGTCAATGCTGAATACCAGAAATATTTCAGCCCTGCTGCGCTGGGCGATGGAGAATATCGGCTACCCAATCGACGAGATTAACGCCCTGGACGGGACAATACATATCCGCCTCTCGGATGGCCGAACCGGATTCCTTTATATGGGTGAGGATGGCTGCCCGCGGGCGGTGCTTCCGGCGATTGCCTGATATGGAGTGGTGGCTTCCATTTTCACCATACCGGGATATGCAACAGGATCCAACCGCAGGGAATTGCCCAAATTGCGGAGCAGAACTTTACCAAAACGAAGAAATGTGCCAGAAATGTAAGGAGGAACAAAATGACACTGTATGAAATTGACCAGGCGATTCAAGGTCTGGTAGACCCGGAGACAGGGGAACTAATGGACTATGAGGCGTTTGCTGCGCTCCAGATGGATCGGGACGCTAAGATTGAGAATATGGCCCTTTGGTACAAGGATTTGATGGCCGACGCCAAGGCAATCAAGGAGGAGGCGGACACACTTAATGAGCGCAGAAAGGTCCTGGAGAACAAGGCGGAACGGCTGAAATCCTATCTGTCCCTTGCATTGGACGGCGAGAAGTTCCAGACGGCCAGGTGCTCCGTCATTTTCCGCAAAACCTCGTCCGTTCAAGTGTCTAATCCAGAAGCTTTAATCCGCTGGCTGGAGCAGAACGGCTATGACGCGGAGTGCGTCAAGTACAAGGAACCGGAGGTCAGCAAAACTGGAGTTGGCAAGCTCATTAAAGACGGTGTTCCAGTCCCCTACGCCCACATTGAACAGGGCAGAAGTGTGGGGGTGAAGTGATGGACAAGTTCCGTCTGCTGGAGGCTTCCGACATTGAGGTGAAGGTCAAGCAGGTCAAAAAGAATGGGGCGGTTCTCCTCCTTTATAAGACGGCCAGGACGGATATGGATATCCTGGATGAGACGGTTGGCTCTGAAAACTGGACGAACGATTACCGGGAAATCAAAGGGAACCTGTATTGTGGGATTGCCATCCGTGAGGGAGACGCCTGGACGTGGAAGTGGGATTGTGGAATAGAGTCCAGGGAGGACGGCGAGGGCAACGAGAAAAAGGGGGAGGCAAGCGACGCATTCAAACGTGCTGGTTTCCGATGGGGCATTGGCAGAGAGCTTTATACCGCCCCGTTTATTTGGGTACCCTCTGAGAAAATGAACATCCTGGAATCCAATGGGAAGTTTCGTACCTTCGACACCTTCTCGGTTGAGAAAATTGCTTATGGTGACAACCGTAGGATTTCCGGTTTATCTATCCTGAACAACCGGACAGGAAAGCGGGCGTTTGTATGGGCTATGAGCTGATAAACGAGATCGGCGCAAAGTCCGCACTCCTGGATAAGGCAATCGGGCAGCTCGGAGCCCGCGGCAGAGCATATGCGCAGGCGGAACGCGATTACAGGGTAGCCCTCCGAAAAGCTGTTCTGGAGGCCAGGGCGGAGGGCACGCCTGTAACTATTATCTCTGATATTTGCCGTGGTGACGCGGAGATCGCCCGACTACGCTTGGAAAGAGATATTGCGCAGACAGTGTACGAATCCGCACGGGAGGCCATACAGGGCTACAAACTGCAAATTCGCATCCTGGACGCGCAGTTGGAAAGGGAGTGGGGGCGTGCATCGAGAGACTAAGGCCACCGCCATATCCGCCGCAACCAAAAAGGCCGTATGGGAGAGGGATTTTGGGCGGTGCGTACTCTGCGGCTCCATCAATGCGGGGCCACACTGTCATTACATACGGCGGAGCCAGGGCGGTCTTGGAATTCCAGAGAATATTTGGACAGGCTGCCAGCGGTGCCATGCGGCATTTGACAACGAGGGGGCGGATGGTCCGCTTCATAAGCAGATGCAGGACTACCTCCGCACTTTATACCCAGGATGGGATGAATCAAAATTGATATACAAGAAAGAAGGGCCAAAATGCTAAATAGGGTTGTGATCCAGGGCCGCATTGGAAAGGACATCGAACTGCGTCACACGCAGTCCGGTGTCTCGGTGGTCAGTTTCTCCATCGCGGTTGACCGGGATTTTAAAGACAAGGCCACTGGTGAAAAAACCACCGATTGGGTTAATGTGACCGCATGGCGCTCCACGGCGGAGTTTGTAAGCAAATATTTCTCCAAGGGCCGCATGGCTGTGGTAGACGGCAGATTGCAAACCAACATCTGGACAGACAAGAACGGGAACAAGCGGTCGAGCCTGGAGGTTGTGGCTGATAGTGTGTACTTTGGCGACAGCCGGAAGTCGGAGGGGAACGCACCAGAGTCTGAATTTCCAGAACAGAATGGGCAGGAGTTCTCGGAGGTGGACGACGACGGAGAGCTCCCGTTCTAGGGCGGTGATGGGTTGACTTACATTGATTACCTTAATGAGTTCAACCGTTGGATCGAAAACAACCACTTGACGCTTCCGGCGCAGGTCTTGTACTTCAGGCTGCTGAACGTATTTAACCGGGCTGGGTGGCCTGAGTGGGTTCCAGTAGACACCATTCGGTTGCAGGTAATGACAAATGGATTGTCAAAGCCATCCGCTTACAGAGCGAGGGACGAGCTTGTAAAGGCTGGATTTATCCGATACCAGCAAGGGAAAAAAGGGGCCCCGAGCCGCTATTCCCTATCGGAACAATCAAATTCTGGTATTGATTCTTTACAGGAAACGTTACATAAACCTTTACAGTTTCCTTTACAGAATCCTTTACAAGAAACTTTACCCATATATAAGACTAAGACTAAGACAAAAGAAAAGACTCCTACGGAGTCAAAAAGAAAAGTGTTTGTTCCTCCCACGGTGGACGAGGTGAGAGAATACTGCCTTGCACGCAAAAACGGCATAGACCCGCAGGAGTTTGTGGACTACTACGCGGCCAGAGGGTGGATGCTGGGGAAGGCCAAAATGAAAGACTGGAAAGCTGCTGTGCGGACGTGGGAGAAGCGCAGGAAGGGGGGGAACCATGACCAGCCAGAGCGATATTTCACTGCTGCTGACATTCCGGGCAGAAATGATTGACCCATCCCTGCCGACAGGACTTTGGTGGTGCGCTACGCCGGAGGACGCGGCGGCGGTTGGTATTAACGCCGTGTGCAAGAACAGATACGCGGCTTGGGAGGACTTAACTGCCTGCACGGAGTTTATCACCCAGTTCTGCTATGTGTTCGTCGCAACACCAAACGATGCAGACCGGGAGGAGATTGTGGGCCAGCTCCAGAAGTGGGTGCCGGTCACTATCCTTGTGGCGGATAAGGCGGCGTTTCGCGGGAATGAATCAGTGGTCGAACTGCTGGACAATGCTGGCCCAAAGGCGGTAGAAAGCCTTTTGTTTGGCGCTTTGGATGTGCCGAGGCCGGGGCTAATTGACCTGTCGCAAGTGGAGATGGACGCGCCCATTTCGCAAAACCGCATGATGTCCGGGCTGGTGCCGCTGGACTACTGCACCGGCGGATTCCGGGGAGGCGAATTGTCAGTATGGACAGGCAGGCGCGGCGAAGGGAAATCGACGCTTCTCGGGCAGATGCTCGTGGAATCAATCAACCAGAACCGAACTGTATGTGCCTATTCCGGTGAGCTCCCGGCGAGGCAGTTCAAACGGTTTGTGCTGACGCAGATCGCAGGGCCAAGGAATCTTGTAGAGCAGCCAGACCCCAGAACGGGGCGGATGGAGTACGCGCCGTCAAAAGAAGCCGTTCGGGCGATTGACCAATGGCTGGAAGGGAGCTTTCTCCTGACCGATTTGCGACAGTCAAATGCCCATGACGAGGACAACATACTGCGCCTGTTTGAGTATGCCTACCGCCGATACGGGTGTTCGGTTTACTTGGTGGACAACATCATGACCGCAAGCCTGAAAGGAGAAGTGGAGCTTGGCCATTATGGGGCCCAGAAAGCCTTTACGCAGAGGCTCAGCGCTTTCGCAAAACGCCACGATGTGCATGTGCATCTGGTGGCCCATCCCAGGAAGGCTGGAGAGGAGCGGGGACTGACAGCAGACGACGTTGCGGGAGCGGCGGAGATTACCAACCTCGCTGATAATGTTTTTTCTGTTGAGCGGGCAAAGGAATCTGACGAAGTTGACTCCCGGATCAGGATCATCAAAGCCCGAGAGACCGGTAGCCGCGAGGTAATCCCGCTGATGTTCGACATCAAATCACGGAGATACTACGACGCGGGAGGAAATCCGACAAAGAGATATAGTTGGGAGGCAGCCAGAGATGGACATGGATAAGGCGATAGGCATAGCGGCGGAAGAGGCCATGCGTCATATGAAAATCGGTATTTTTGCGTTGGACGGAGGCGGAGTGGAATTGGCGAAGGGGCATTTCGAGGTGGCCTATGCGCTGTTTGCCCTAGTGTTGGAGCGGAACGATGGAGAAAATCACGTTTAACATACCATACCCGCCCACGAAGAAGGGCAAGTCGGCCTTTTGCCGCCGGTTTGGGCTGAACGCCTACTACTCCGGCAAGCACTGGGCGCAGCGGAAGAAGGACGCCGACGAACTTCACGCGCTGACCCTGGTCGCGCTGAAACAGGCGCGCGTGCGGCGTGGAATGGTGCATGGGCCGGTCTCCATCACCTTTGCATGGGACGACGGGCTGGACATCGACAACCACGCCGCCATTGCCAAAGCCGTGGTGGACGCGCTCAAGGGATACCTGCTGCCCGACGACGATCACCGCTGGTACAGGCAGGTCATACATAGGCTTTGGGACGGGGGATGTATTCGGGTGGAGGTGACGGAGCTGTGATCATCAGAGACCCCTACGGCATCAGCGGAGCGGTGGCACCCTGGCGCAGTCTGGACGCAATGGAGCCGATCGTGGAGCGCAATATCACGGAGCGGGACGCAGAGGAGGCGGCAATCTGTGGACAGTGCCCGCTGCCGGACTGCAACCCGCAAAGAGTTGGCTGCCTCCTACATACCAGGGCGAAAAAGCCAAAACCGTCCCGCGATTTGCTGGAGCGCATGGCGCTGGACGGGTATGGGCCGGAGACGATAGCCAAGGCCACCGGATACGCCGTGTCCACCACAGCGGGATACATGCAGCAGTTTTTTAGGGATGGGCCATGTGTGCGCTGCTCGACCAAGAACATTTGTGATGCGGCTGGCGGAACGTGTAGCCGCAAAGAACGCTGGAAAGCAGTCAAGGAGGACCCGAACGATGGACGATAAGACGCGCGCCCTGTTGGGCGATAGAGAGGCGGCCAAGCGGCTGACGGATGCGGGGGTGCTGCTGCCGTGTCCATTCTGTAAGGGAGAAGTGCGGAGAGTAATTGGTTTTGGTGGCCTGAATTTTTTCAGGTGCAGAAAGTGCGGGGCTGTGGTGAGTTTTGACAACGACTACTACAACGCCCACAAAGATGAGGCAATTACCGCCTGGAACACCCGCGCGCCGATTCTGAGCGCGGAGGAGATGGAGATGCTGGAGGGGGTGCAATGAGCATGACGCGGCGAGAGGCTGCAATCAAGAGCTGTGAGGACAGAATCAGGCACCTAGAAAGTGTGCCGCCTCACTACTATGGGAAACGGCAACGGGGAAGAGCTATTGAGCTGGAAAAGGTAAAAATAAAGGCCCTCCGCCCCGTCAGCCGGGAGCAGGTGGAGCGGGTGTGGCCTGGGTGTAACCGTTGCAAAGATCCTGATACAGCAATCGCATGGGAGCGGTGGGGACACCAATACTGTTCTCAATGTGGCCGCCCCCTCTCCCCGGAGGCATGGGAGGAATTGAGAAAGAGACTGGAGGCGCTGAACGATGGTAAGGGCGATTAAACCTTGCCCGTATTGTGGAGGAGAGGCCAAAGTCAGACGGGTTGGACGGTGGAGACTGCGATTCTCCGTTTTTTGCTCCCACTGCGATAAATCAACTATACCTGGTTCGGCCTGGAAGCTCACAAAACGTGGGGCGATAAGAGAGTGGGACAGTAGGTGGTTGCCCTACGGGAAGGAGAAAACGGATGGGATGGATACGTAGAGAAACAGAAAAGGGTACAACTCAATATATCTGCCCGAATTGCCACGATTATCATGAGTTCCGAGAGGACTTCGGGGAGCAAACGTTCAGCGAAAATTTTATTTTCTGCCGCCGCTGCGGAGCAAGAAACGGAACAGGCACTGTGCCCACCCTCACCCCGCCGAACGAGTGGGTGAATCGAGTGAGAGAGCTTGACGAGCTGTACACAAAGCTCCAGATCGTAACAGGTTTTACAGCGGAGCAACTACTGGAAATTTTTGCTGCTGGGTATACGCTGGAAAAACCAGACTACTCAAAGAAATTTGCGGAAATGGAAAATCTGGCGGAAGCTGCCCAGCCGAACGAGCCGCTGACGATGGAGGAGCTGCGGGAGTCACCGCACGGGAAAATCAAGAATAGCACTTTGCAAAGTATCTGCAACAGGGCAAATGAAATTGCCAGCCGCCCGCCGGAGGTATCGCCATGAGACACCAATACACCCGCGCAGAGCTGGAATCCATCACCCAGGAGACCGCAATCTACATTGAGGGAACAGGGATAGCCCAGCTCCAATGGGGCGGCCTGGAGATTGCAGAAGGGTGCAGGGATGGATATCTGTACTGCAAGCACATCAAGCCGTTTGCAATGGAGTTGTATAATAGGTACTGGACGGCCTGGGATGGGCCGCCGGAGGAGGAAATCTGATGGACATTGAGAAGCTGATTGAGCGGTTGCGCACCGACAGCCTATATGCTGATAAGGCGACACTGGAAATCATGGACTTGTGCATGGAGGCAGCTGACGCCATCTCCACGCTCCAGGCCGAAAATGAGAAGCTGCTGGCCGAGCTAGACGACTTGCGCATACAGTGGGATATGTACGGCGGGGACGTGGGGATTACTGCCGTATACGAGGAGCTGGAGCAGGTGAAACAGGAGAGGGATGCGGCGGTCGGCGACATGGAGGCACTGATGTGGTACAGCGGAGAAGGTTGCCAGATTTGTGCCAATGCCGTTGAGGTACACAAAAGGCCGTATGTCCGATTGGATTGTAAACTGGGGTCGGGGATTGATTGCAAGCCGAAATGGCGCGGCCAGAAGGAGGGCTGACATGAAGCGGCTGACATACTTTGACGGCGGGAAATGGCGGCCCAAAATTGGCGACACAGAGTACAGCGGAGAAGTCGCAGACCGCCTCGCCGCCTATGAGGAGACTGGCTTGGAGCCGGAGGACTTCAAACAAACATTTAGTGAGGATACTATTTTGAAGTTGGCTGGGCAAGCCCTTGGCATAACGCCTGACCGCCTCCGCGAACTCAAGCAGGCCGACGATGAAGGGCGGTGCGTGGTGCTGCCATTCAAGCCTCCGAGATGGGTGTATATGTGCAGTGCGCGCTTCCCCAAACCGGCAAAAGCCCATTATGCAAGCGCCATCAATGTGTTACAGGATATGGACAACGGGTGTGTATTTGGGGATACCCCAAAGGAAGCCGAGGCCGCACTACGGAGGGATCAGGGAAAGGAGAAGGAGGACGAGCATGAGACTAGTTGATGCGGATAAAGCCAGAGAGTGCTTTGGTGGGGATGGGGTGACTGGAGCCGTCATGCAGCGGATGTTTGATAGCCTGCCCACCATCGACGCCGTGCCTGTGGTCAGATGCCGGGAGTGCGACAACCACTCGGAGGTGGATGGTCAGCACTATTGCAAATTCTGGAGGATGTATTGTCCGGACGATTCAGAGTTTTTCTGCAAAGCAGGCCAGCGAAAGGAGGGCGACCATGAGTAGCCTGATATTTATGGACGCTGAGTGCCCTAACTGCGGCGGAAACTGCGGGAACGGAGGTCGTGGAGATACATTCTACTGCCCCTCCTGCGGCTGGAAGGGGAAAATCAAGGGCGCCGAAAATGACATGAAATTTATCGAGGAATATATTCGGTTTTGTATGGAACGGGATAGGAGGGCCGCCCATGAAGTTTCGGAACCCTGAGACAGGGGAAGTATTTGAAACTCATTGTGACACGTGTGGGGCAGGAAGCTCTGGTTGTAAGCTGGTTTGGAAAAATGTCTCATGCGGACGACTAAAAGAAAATCCACACGAAACCGCCCTCCTGATGGGCTATGAGGTGGTGGAGGATGCTGTGGCGGGCATGTGCTGCGACTGTGCTCACGGCGGCCCCTGCTGCTCCTGGGACGAGAACGAGGATTGCCAACACAAGAAAGAGGACGGCACTTGCTGGGTGCCATACACAAAGTGGGAGGCCAATTTAAACGAAGCCATCGAAAAGTACCTGAAAATCATCGGATCCATCCACGACGGGGAGGGCGGACAATGAAGTGCGAGAAATGCGGAAAGGAAATCGGGCATCTGTTGGTTGATACTTTCCTCTATGATGGGAGCGACACCGACATCGAACAGTCTATCATTGAATGTGAACACAACGCCGCCTACATCGAAACTACGCAGAATTGGACAGGCTATGACCTGTCAGAAGAAGAAATGCTCGAAACGATAACCTGCCCGCACTGCAAACAGTTCCCATTCAAGAGCAAAGAGATACAGGTCTATGATGTGGTGCGGGTGGTCTGCTTCAAGGCGGAGGAGGGCGGACAGAATGAGTGAGTGGATTAGCGTCAAGGAGAGATTGCCGGAGGAAAAGCAGAGAGTTATCGTGCGTTGTGAGCGCATTGGAACATCTGTAGGTTGGATTTTGTGGGGTGAATGGATGACGGATATTGGGCCCAGTGCGGGTAAAATCACCCACTGGATGCCACTCCCAGACCAGCCGAAGGAGGGATAGCCCTTGAACGAGTTCCCGGAGAGGCTAAAGAGGCTCAGGGAAAGAAACAGGTTAAAACGGTGTGCACTAGCAGAGTGCTGTAAATTGGACAGGAATGCAATTGGGAGGCTGGAGCGAGGAGAAATGGAGCCATCCAGAAAAGCGCTGGAGGGATTGGCTGATCGATTTGATGTGTCCATTGACTACCTGCTGGGGCGAACCGATTGGCCAAATAGCCCTCCGAAAAAAAGTAATAAAATTTCTTGAAATTCACAGATTTGTGAATTTTAGACTTTAACTATGCGAAAATGGGAGTGTGGGAGCGTGTGCCCCCGCGCTCCCATTTTCTTTCATCCCCCTTCCTCCTTCACATGGCGGGGGTGGCGTCGGTGATCTGCCGCCCCCCCTCCGTGTGCAATATGCCGCAGGCTGAAAACCACCCGATAAACTGGGCGGAGGGTCGCGCCCTCCATGCGGCAAATGACTGTGGAGAGACACTATACTGGCGAATCGGGGTCGCGTATCTTGCCAGTGAAATCACCAGCGGCCTGCCAGTAGCCATAGCTGGCCGACTCCGGGTATAATGGCAGCCTTTGAGAGTCAAAAACGCGCTATCCCGCTGAAAATTACCCTGCGAGTGGCTAATCATGATGTCGCCGCCAAGACCAGGGTGTGACAATTAAGCGGGAAGCGCACATATGCCGAGTGCAGTAGCAGAAGCGGAAGCGGCGGCCATGGACAACGCCGTGGACGTGTGGCGGCTCATTACCGCCTCTCGGCTCCAATACGCCGCTCCTCGCCGCATGAGGCGGGCGGTGGCACCAAGAATTGACCGAGAGGTGGTGACATGCCGAATGAACAGAATCTTATACCGTTCGAGGAACGAACAGAGAGCGAACAGAGAGAAATCCGAGCTTCTGGCGGCCGTGCATCCGGCGCGTCACGGCGGCGAAAGCGTAGCCTGAGAGAAGCGGCAGACCTGTACCTCTCTCTCCCGGTGGCGGACAAGCGGGCATGGAACAAGCTGGCCCGTGACGGCGTAGAACCGGAGGATGTGGATAACCAGATGGCGGTGATTGCGGGCCTGACCCTAAAGGCGGCCAAGGGCGACGCGAAGGCGGCAAAGGTGCTGTTTGACTTGTTGGGAGAGCAGGGGGCGGCGGGCGCCGGCGGTATGCAGGACATGGACGACGATCCGATCACCGCGTCGCTGAAAGAGGAGATGGGAAATGGGCTTCTCTGAAAAGCAGAGGGAGATTCTGCGTTTCCCATACCGGGACTATGATGCGCTTATCTGTGACGGCGCGGTGCGGTCGGGAAAAACCTCAGTCATGTCGTTGTCCTTCTTCCTGTGGGCAATGGGACGTTTCAACGGCTGCGCGTTTGCACTCTGTGGGAAGTCGGTAGGGGCGGTGGAGCGCAACATTGTGACGCCGCTTCTGGCGGTGCAGTATTTGCGGCAGAACTTCACCATTTCCTACAGCCGCTCCGGCCATGTAATTACGGCCCGGCGTGGGGTGCGGGAGAACCGCTTCTACCTGTTCGGCGGCAAGGACGAGAGCTCCTACACGCTGATTCAGGGTATCACCCTGGCGGGGGTTTTGCTGGACGAGGTGGCCCTGATGCCCCGCTCTTTTGTGGAACAGGCCATGGCCCGGTGCTCCGTGACAGGGGCAAAGCTATGGTTCAACTGCAACCCGGAGGGGCCGCAGCACTGGTTCCGGCAGGAGTGGATTCTAAAGGCGGAGGAGCACAAGGCCCTCCATCTGCACTTCACCATGGAGGACAACCCGGCGCTGGACGAGGCCACCCGGGCCAGATACCGGAGCATGTATGCCGGGGTGTTCTACCAGCGGTACATTCTGGGCCTGTGGGTCATGTCGGAGGGGCTTATCTACGACATGTTTGACCAGACAGAGAATGTCTACCGGACGCAGGAACGCCCGGTGGATCTGGAATGGGTTTCCCAGAGAACCGTGGCCTGTGACTACGGTACCGCCAACCCTACGGTGTTTCTGGACATCTATGACCACGATGGAGTGATCCGGGTGGACAGGGAGTACCGCTGGGACAGCCGGAAGGAGCGCCGGCAGAAGACCGACCAGGAGTATGCCGACGACCTTCTGGACTTTCTGGGCAGGGAATGGTGCGCGGTGATCGTAGATCCCTCGGCGGCCTCGTTTATCGAGGAACTGAGGCGGCGGGGGGTGTATGTCATCCCGGCGGAAAATGAGGTGCTGGATGGCATACGCAAGACCGGAAGCCTGTTTCATCGCAGAAAAATTCTGGTCAGTGAAGCCTGTGCCGGCCTGCTGGACGAACTGGGCACCTATTTGTGGGACGAGAAGGCGGGCCAGCGGGGGGATGAGAAGCCCCTGAAGGAGCGGGACCACGGGCCGGACGCCCTGCGCTATTACATCAATTCACTGCCGGACTGGAGGTTCGAGTAAGTGTCCAGACGCAATAAAAGCCGCCCCAGGGGCGCACAACCAAATACCGAGGCGGTGAGCGTACAAGACGCATTTTCCAACCCGCTGTTCCGGCTGGGCTATGGCTCCCAGTCGCCGCTGGAGGCCACAGAGTATCCGCTGACCCGGATGACGGACAACTACGCCCTGCTCAACTCCCTCTACCGGGACAACTGGGTAGTACAGAACGTGGTGGGCATCATCCCGGACGACATGACAAAGAAGTGGTTCGCTCCCGCCGGAGCGGTGGGGCCGGAGCACCTGAAGGAACTGGATCGCGTTCAGCGCGTGACGGCGCTCCGGGAGCGGGTCAACGAGGGACTGCGGTGGGGCAGGCTGTACGGCGGCGCCGCCGGACTTATCATGATCCGCGGACAGGAGGGGATGCTGGGCCAGCCGCTGGAGCTGGAGAGCATTTACCCCGGTACCTTCCAAGGGCTTTACATACTCGACCGCTGGCAGGGCGTGGTACCCGGTATGGAGCTGGTATTCGAGGGCGGAGAGCCGGTGCCCGCCTATTACTCCATCACCGACGCCAGGGGGAACACGGTGGCGAAGGTGCACCACTCAAGGCTGGTGCGGTTCACCGGCCGCGACCTGCCCTTCCTGGAGCGGGTGGCGGAGCTGTACTGGGGAGAGTCCGAGGTGGAGGCCCTATACAATGATGTGGTTAAGCATGACAACGTGGCCGCCAACATGGCCGCGCTCACCTTCCGGGCCAACGTGGACACCATGGAGGTGCAGAACCTGGACCAGCTCTTTTCCGTTACGTCCGGGGAGCAGCAGAGGCGGTTCTGGAACGTGATGCAGGCCCAAAGCGTGATGAAGTCCAATTTCGGCATGCAGTTGGTCAACCGGGGCGACCAGATTAAGAATACCCAGTACACCTTCACCGGGCTCCAGGAGGTCTACGACTCCATGTGCCTCGACCTGTCCGGCGCGTCCCGGATTCCGGTGACCAAGCTGTTCGGACGCTCCCCGGCGGGGATGAACGCCACCGGGGAGAGCGACCTTCGGAACTACTATGACTACGTGGACACGCTGCGGGAGGCCAAGCTTCGGCCCATTCTGGAAAAGCTGCTGCCGGTCCTGGCCATGTCAGCCTGGGGGGCGGTACCCGACGGGCTGGACATCACTTTCCCGCCCCTGTGGACTCCCACGGCGGCCGAGGTGGCGGAGATCGCGCTGAAAAAGGCCCAGGCCATCCGGGATACCTTTCAGGCGGGCCTGTTCCGGGCGGACACGGCTCAGAGGGAGCTCAAGAAGCTGGCGGACGAGACCGGGATGTTTGACAGTATTTCCGAAGAGGAGATCGCGGCCAACGCCGGGAAAACCTACCAGGATGTGACCGCCCTGCGCGACCCGCTGGCTGGGATGGGGTATGGAGGAGAGGTATCTGCCCCTTTTGAGTCAATTGCACAGGACGCGGCAGTGATGGATTATCCTGGTCAGCCGAGAGAGAAAAACGGCCGTTTTTCCGAAGGAAAAATGTTGACTGAGGGAATCAAAAGTGGTAAGATTCCCCTCCTGGACAGAACCGTTGGAAGAAACCAAACCGTAACAGCAATGGGACAGGACGGCTCTATGGAACGGTATAAGCTGGCGCCGGGCAGTAAAATTACAGATGCGTACATCTTTGCGGGCGGGCCTGGACAGAAGCCAATAAGTGTAGCTCATTTTTTGGAGGGCAAAACAGGAATCCCAGCGTCACAGTGGAGGAAGGCACAAGGGCACGGAGTTGTGCTTAATGCTGGGGCCCAAAAGGGAGCTGTTCTCCATTGGTTCGAGGCAAATGGAGAGATGTATAGCGTAAAAGTGGTGAAATGGGAATGAAAGTCAGGTTTCTTGGCGAGAGCGACCCGCTTATGCTCATGCATGGAAAGGTATATGATGTGACAGCGGTAGAGAACGGATGGTACAGAATTGTAGACGAGGACAGCGAAGAGAATCCTTATGAGGACATCCCAAGCGGGTATCTCTATCCGCCGGAATTGTTCGAAATTGTGGAGGAATAAATGCCGTCACTGAACCGCACCCCCAATGAAAAGGAGCTAGAAAAGCTAGTCTCCATCTATCTAAGAGCGGAGACCGCCATCATCAACGAGATTGGGCGGCTTCGCTCCCAGGGCCTGGTGGATTACCACGCTGTGGCCGCCCTGGAGCGGGTGCAGGCCATCCTCCGGCAGATGGAATCAGACTGCTGGGAATACGTCCCAAAGATGATTGAAAAGCAGTTCTATGTCCGGGTGCCAGAGGCCCGGAAGGCCCTGGAGGTGCCGGAGACGGCGGCCAAGCACGCCGCAGGCTACGCCAACGCGGCCGTGCTCACGGGTGAGCAGCACGCCATTGTGGACCGGCTGGCGGCAAACTTGATGGGGGAGATTACCGACGCCTCCATGACTGTGATGGCTACCCTGCAATCCGCCCTGATTGGCCGTGTGGAGCCGGATGTATACCGCCGGGTGGGGCTGGAACAGGTGGCGGCGCAGCAGGCCGCAGGACGCGGCGTGAACGCCTCAGTGCCCGCCTTTGTGCAGGCGCTCCGGCGGGAGGGCGTCCGGGCCTTTACTGACAAGGCGGGGCGGGACTGGAGCCTGCATACCTACTGCACGATGGTCTCCCGCACCACCTCCAGGCAGGCGGAGGTGTTGGCGGTGCTCACCGCCGACTCCGAGCACGACCTGTATATGATCTCCAGCCACGGTACCACCTGTGCGCTGTGCGCGCCCTACGAGGGCCGGGTATACTCCCGTAGCGGCACAGACCCGGACTTCCCGCCCCTGGCGGCGGCGTTCGGGAAGGTAGACCCGGCAGGGCCGGACACACTGGCAAACACCTGGCTGAATATACACCCCAACTGCCTCCATGTGCTGCTGCCCTGGACGGCGGCGGGCCGGACAGATGAGGAGATCCAAAAAATAAAGGATTTCTCCAACCCCCGCAAGAACCCGTTCAGCCGAGACCCGCGGTCGGAGAGCCAGATTGCGGCTTACCGCAAAAAAGAGCGGGCCCGGGCCCAATGGCTGGCGGATTACCGCCAGTGGGAGCGCTACCGGGTGACGCTGGGGAACCGGGTGCCCGGGAGATTTGAGACCTTCCTGCATCAGAAGCGGGAGGACGGAGAGCGGTACCGTCTGTGGCGATTGGATTACCGCAGGAGGGCCGGGCTTTTAGAGCATCCAGAGCGGGCACTTCCCGGAGCAGACAAAGCCAGCGCCGCAGACGCCAAATTTACAGGGTATTTTTTTAACCCGGAAAGCAGAGACGGGTATCCAAAGGGGGATGCATTTTCGTCCCGCTTAGGCTATAATAAAGACAACTGGGAAAAGATGCGGGAAGAAATTCTGGATGCAGCAACAAGGTATCCCTCTGTACTCAAACGGGAGGATGTTCATGGAAGGCGTTATGAACAGTTGGTTGTCCTGTATGGACGTAAAGGAAGCCCTGCGAATGTACTGCTTGCCTGGAATGTCAGACCGGATGGAACAACCCACTTTGTAACAGCTCATATGGAGAAGATATAAATGGCAAAATATCAGCAATATGAATCTGTTTTACTTAAGGATGGCCGGATCGCCACAATTGTGGAGGTCTATGAGCCGGGAGCCTATGATGCCGATATTGGGGATTCTCCCGAAGATTGGGCGACGGTTTATGGTATCACAGATGATGAGATTGAGCGGAAAGCGACCGAACAGGAGATGGATAGGAAGTACCGGGAATCCATGCGGCAGCTAAGGGAACAGGGAATTTTGGAGTGAAGGAAAATGACAGAGCAAGTGATACGGGCCATTGAGGCCGCGCTCAAGCGTGGACTGCGGGTGGAGTTGCTGCTGGACAAGGATGGAACCATCAAGGTACAGACGGTATCCCGCAAGAAACTGAATATTGTTCCCACGCCCTGAATGGTGGGCGGGAAGAGCTGAATGGAGCTGACAGGAGAAATCCTGCCGGCTCCTTTTTTATTTGCAAAGTGAGGTGACGGCATGACCTATCTGGAACTGCTGCAAAGGGCGCTGGCCGAGGAGATCGAGGCCACGCGGCTGTATCTGGCCTGTATGGCCCTGGCACCGCGGGAGGATCTGGGGGTGCTGCTGGAGATCAACAAGGACGAGACCGACCATGTGGCGCTGATTTCCTCCCTGATCTCCCGGCAGACCGGCCGGGACGCGGACTATGCCGCAATGGTGCCGGGGGTGGACTGATGGCGGTTGCGTACTATGGCTCCCATATCTCGGAGCACCTGGTCAAGACGCCGGAGGGATACCTGATCTGCTACGATGTGCCGATCAACCGGACCGGCACGCAGATGTATACGGCGGGAGAACTGGGGCTGGAAGGAGAACCGGAGCGGCCAGTGACCGTCTACCGCCTGGAGGAGGACGTGTTCTCTCCGGCGGCGCTGGCCAGCCTGGAGGGAAAGGACATCACCAGGGGGCACCCGGCGGAGATGCTGGCTGCGGAGAACCAGGCTTCCTACTCCAAGGGGCACCTGGAGCATGTGCGCCGGGATGGGGACAACACCGTGGCCGACCTGATTATCAAGGACCCCGGACTGGCTTCCGACGTGGAAAGCGGCGTGCTGAGGGAGGTCTCCTGCGGCTATTATTGCAGGTTTGAACCATACCTGGACGGATACCGGCAGACAAACCTGGTGGGCAATCACGTGGCGGTTGTGCCGAGAGGCAGGGCGGGCCACAGTGTTGCAATAAAAGACCACGCCGCCGGAAAGGCGGAGAAAGGACTGAAACGAATGAAAAAAGAGACCAAAGAGGCGCTCTACCGGTTCTTCGGCCTGGCGGCAAATGACGCTGCACCGGAGGAGCTGGAGCAGTTGACCCGCGATGTGAGTACGGTCGCCACTGCGCTGGACGCCGAACCCGCCGCAAAGGCGCCGGAGGCGGAACCCGCTGGTGATGCAGCCCAGGCTTCTGACGAGATGGTGGAGCGCGCCCCCAAGGGCGACGACATCGGGAGCAAGCTGGACCGCATTCTGGAGATGCTGGAGGCGAAGGCCCGGGGAGGCCGGGGAGAGCGGCCCCTCCACGATGAAGAGGACCTGGACGACCTGATTGAGAAGCTGGCCGGAGAGGAGACGGTGGCGAAGGAGAAGGCGGTCACTATCCCCGCCGAAGAAATGGCGGACCAGTTGATGGAGCCCGGTACACGGGATGCGGCTGTGGCCCTGCTCAAGAAGGTGCGCCCCGCTGTGGCGGCCATCCAGAACCGGGCCGAACGCGCCCGCGTGGTGGATGCGCTGCTCTCCACCATCCAGGGTCCCGATGTGATGAGCGGGATTGTTCAGGCCGCCCGGGACAGCGCACAGAAGGCCGCCGACACGGCCAGGCGCACCAGCTATGAGACTGCCTGCGCCGAGGCGCAGGCCGCCTATGCAGCCCGTAATCCCCACAAGGCGGGGAAGGAGGGGGAATGATGCCCCTTCGTCCTCAGACCATTGGCCGGGATATGTCCCATGGCTTTTCCGGCAGCTATGCCAGACAGCCGGATATGATCGTCACCACCGCCCCTTTGGGCGGAGCGGAGGACATACCCTTCGGGATGCCCCTGGTACGGGGGCAGAAGGGCGAGGTGATCCCCATGGGGGCTGGAAACACCGGAAACCAGTTCATCGGCGTGGCCGGCCGGGAGGTCAAGTCCGCGTCCGAGTTTTACAGCCAGAATGAGGGGCGGTACGGCCCGGGAGAACCAGTCTCCGTATTCCAGCGAGGGTGCATCAACGTAAGGTGCCGGAAGGGCGCTCCGGCGGTGGATGGAACAGTCTATGTCCGGGTAACTGCCAGCGGAGGCTATCAGCCGGGCGACTTCGAGGCGGAGGCGGACGGGGAAAACACTGTGGCGCTGGTCAACGCCCAGTGGGGCGGCCCGGCGGACGGGAATGGCGTGGCCGAGCTGCGCATTGCCTATGTGGGGCCAGTGCCCGCAGCGCAGGGCACTGCGGGGCCTCAGGGCCCCAAAGGGGACCCCGGCCCACAGGGGGAACCGGGACCGCAAGGGGAAACTGGGCCGCAGGGGCCCGCAGGACCGGAAGGCCCCAAAGGGCCAAAGGGTGACCAGGGGCCGGCCGGGCCGTCGTATACACTGCCCGCTGCCGCCGCAGCCACCCTCGGAGGCGTGAAGCAGATGGCCGCCATTGCGGACCTGAGCGCAGCCCCCACGCAGCAGGATTTCAACAACCTATTGGCCGCGCTCCGCACCGCGGGGATGCTGGCTACATCGTAAGGAGTGAATATTATGGGACTCAACCCCCAGGTGATCGGCAAGGAAATGCCCCACGGGTTTGCGGGCTGTTACGCCCGGCAGCCTGACATGATTGTAAACACGCGCCCCGCCGGAGGCGGTGCGCCCATTCCCTTCGGCACGCCGCTGAAATACGACGGAGCAGAGGTAGTCCCCATGGGAGCGGCCGCAACCGCGGCCCAGTTTGTGGGCGTGGCCGGAGCTGAGATCAAGAGCGCGCTCACCTATCTGGACCAGAGTCAGGGCCAGTATGCCCCTGGCGAGCCGGTGAGCGTCTTCCAGCGCGGGGCCATCAATGTGCAGTGCCAGCGCGGCACTCCCGCTCTGGGCGGCGCGGTCTATGTCCGCATCACCGCTAACGGCAGCTTTTCCACCGCCGCTGTGGGAGGCTTTGAGGCAGAGGACGACAGCGGCAAGGTGGTGCAGCTCACCAATTGCCAGTGGGCAGGGCCCGCCGATGCCAACGGTGTCGCGGAGCTGCGTATCCTGACCATGAACAACGCCTGATAGGAGGGACATAGAATGAGCTTTCAGAATGTAGGAACCTACAATGCGGGGGTGTTTACCCCCAAGGCGGCCGGTCCCGCCCCCGTGGGCGGCGTGCCCGTCATGGACGCCGACGGCATCGCCTCTGGGGGCGCCTTTCTAGTGAGTGAGCTGGAGAAGCGCGACCCCCTGATCCGCAAGCCACTGACCAGCTTTACCTATCCCAGGGACATCGTAATCCAGACCGGCGGCGGCTGGGTGGATTACGTGTCCGCCATGAGCGTGGCCTATGGTATCACCGGCGGCGCGGTCAACAGCCCCGTGACGGCCGGCGGCGCCAACGGCATTCCCGTGGTGCAGGCCAGTGTGGACAAGGGGGTATACAAGGCCCACGTGTTCGCCGCCGCCCTGCGGGTGATGTTCCAGGATATGCAGCGGGCCAACTACATCGGCCGCAGCCTGGACAACCTGCTCCAGGACGGCGTGAGAATGGCCTACGACAAGCACATGGACGCCAATGGTTATGTGGGTATCGGGGACTACGGGACCACCGGCTTGGTCAACAACCCAGACGCCACCGAGACCACCGCCGTCAACGGCGCAAAGGGCACCGCCGCCTGGGCCACCAAGACCCCCCAGGAAATCCTCAAGGACGTGAACGACGCCATTACCTCTGTGTGGGCCGCAAACGAGTACGACGAGACTGCTGTGCCCAACCACATCCTCATTCCCTATGAGCAGTACAACTACATCCTCACCACTATGGTTACCGACCTGGCCACCGAGACCATCTATGACTTCCTGCTGAAGAACAACGCGGCGGCCAAGAACGGCGGCTCCCTCTTCATCGGGGCCACCCGGTGGTGCAAGGGCGCGGGTACCGGGGACAAGGACCGGATGGTGGTCTATGTGAACCACGAGCGCTTCGTCAAGATGGACGAGCTGGTGCCCATGAGCCGCATCATGTCCGCCCCTAACGTGGCCAATGTGTGCTACGACACCGCCTACATGGCCAACCTCTCCGAGGTGCAGCTCTTCTACCCCACCTCTATCCTGTACGTGGACGGCATCTGAGGAGGGCGCGCATGTTTGTACTGAGCAAACGGAACATTGTCATTCCCGCCCCGGACGGCTCTGCTGCCGTCCGGCTGCGGGCTGGCATGATGGAGACTGTGCCCGGTTGGGCGGCTGAGACGGACTATTTCCGGGCCCTTGTCAGAGATGGAAAAGTTGTGCCCTCCGGCACTTCCGACAGGGAGGGACAGAAAGCGGCGGAGAAAAAGGTAAAGACCCGACGGGGCGCGGAGACCACCGAGGAATAGGAGGCGGGAGCCATGTTTTACTGGGGCCAGCCGCAATTTTACGGTGTGCGGGCCGCGGCGGCCAACCTTGGCAACAGCGCGGGGAATTACACGGCAGAGCAATTCCAGGAGGATTTCCCGCAGTTCTTTACCGGGGTGGGGGAGAGCTTGCTGCCCAGGACCATGCTGGATGAGTTCATCCGGCAGGCCAATGCTGCCATCCAGCCGGACAAGTGGCTGGACGGATGGCGGTACGCCGCAGGGCTGTATACGGCCCACTATGCCACGCTCTACCTGAAAACCTACGCGCCCTCCAGCGAGACGCCCGGGCAGGCCGCGGCCACCGGGGCGCTGGTGGGGGTGGTGGCCTCGGCCAAGCTGGGGCAGGACAGCGTCACTTATGACACAGACGCCCTCACGAAAGCGACGGAGGACTGGGGCGACCTGAACGCCACCCAATACGGGCAGCTTCTGGCCACAAAGGCCCGGCTGGTGGGCATGGGAGGGAGTTATGTCTTATGAATTTCCGTGACTGGTACACCGATACCGTGGACATCTGGCGGGTGGTTCCGGTACAGGATGGGAGCTTGACACGCCACGAGCGGAGAGAGCTGTACCGGAATATCCCTTGCCGCCTCTATCAGGTGGAAGCGCCGGAGATCCGCATGAGCCAGGCCGCGGCATCAGCAGACCAAAAGGACTGGCTCCAGTGTGACAACGAAGTGGACATCCAGGCGGGTGACGAGCTCATTATTCACCGGGGGGCGGTCCTCGGCAAGAGCATCCCGGACATACGCGCCTTTGCCTCCGGCCCCAACCACTTTTTTGAGCCCTTCGGGGCTATCATGCCGGGACTGGCCCACCAGGAAATCCGTTTGCTCCAGCAGGAGCGGGTGAAAGGCGGTGTGGAAGATGAACCTGGAGGAGCGCATAAGGCAGCTCAGACAGGCTAAGACGCAAATTCCGGGTATTCTGGCGCGGGCCGGAATGAATGCTGCCCTGCGGGCCGTGGAAAAGGCAGTGGAGGAGACGCCGCCCACCGTCAACAGTCTGCGCGGAACCAACACCCGCACCGGAGAGATGAAGCAGCACTGGGTGACCGACAGCCGTCCCAGACCGGTACGGCAGGGGGACAGCTATGTGTCGGAGCTCAACAACGACAAGCAGTACGCCTCCTTTGTCAACGACGGGCACCGGATGGACCGCCACTTTGTGCCTGGGCTGGTCATCAATCCGGGCTCCGGGCTGCTGGAATTTAACCCAGACGGAACGGGCGGTATCGTGGTAGGTACCCGGACGGCCTATGTCCCCGGCCTGTTCATGGTGGACAAGGCGGTGGAGGAGTACCGCCGGGTACTGCGGGAGGAGTTGAAGGGATTAGAGGAGCTGCTGGAATGAACCTGACTGTAACCACCATCGCCAAATCCCTGGCGGACTACTTGGCCCCCTGCTTCCCAAGTGTGGCCTTCTACGAAGACCCCAACCAGCAGGGCAGCCGTACCCCTTGCATGTTCCTCCAGACCCGCTACAACTACCTGACCCTGGAGACCGGCGGGTTCTGGCGGCGGAGGCTGGGGCTTGACCTCACCTATCTGGAGGACTACAACCGCCCGGATTTGCAGCAGAGGTACCAGCGGGCAGGGGAGACCCTGGATCTGCTGATGGAGACCTTCCCCTACTCCGACGGGGAGACGGCGGGAACCATCCTGCTGCGGGCCCATGAACGGGAATGGCGCATAGATCTGGACGCCCTGCACTATCGCTTCGAATTGCTGGAGCGGGTATCTATCCCCGAAGCTGTGGTCAAGATGCAGGCCATGAACTACGACGAGAGGCTGAAAGATGAAAGCTAAAAAGTACCGGCGGGAGATTCTGCTGAAAGCTCACCGCTATGCGAAATATCAGCAGGACTTCCTCGGGGTAGTCCTGTGTAAGAGCGAGTATACCATCGCCGAGGCCGACAAGGAGGTCAAGGCATTCTTCAAAGACAAGGAGCGTGATTGACATGGCAGGAGGTACCTGGGCGAGCCAGAACAAGGTGCGGCCCGGCGTCTACATCCGGTTTGCCTCGGACCGGGGGCTGGGGCTCACGGTCAGCGACCGGGGCGTGGTAGCCATCGCGGAGGCCATGAGCTGGGGCCCGGTGGAGACGGTGCAGGAGATCGAGGCCGGGGCCAATATGACCCCCTACACCGGGTATGACATCACCAATCCCAAGAACCGGTTCCTCAACGAGATCTTCAAGGGCACCAACCGGACGGCGGCCCCCAATAAGCTGCTGCTCTACCGCCTGGGGGCCACCGGGCAGAAGCAGGCAAGCGCAGAGGTTTCGCCCCTGACGGCCACCGCAAAGTATCCCGGGGTTCGGGGCAACGATATCTCCATCGTCATTACCGAGCTGACTGACCCGGAGGATGCTTTCGCCGTGTCCACGGTGGTGGGCGGGGAGATTGTGGACCAGCAGACCGCAAAGACGGTGGAGGAGCTATCCGCCAACGACTGGGTGGCCTGGAGTGGTACCGGAGCCCTGGCCGCCACGGTGGGAAAGGCGCTCTCCGGCGGCGCCGATGGTTCTCCCGCATCCGCCGATTACACCGACTTCCTGGCAGCCATCGAACCCTACAAATTCGACGTACTCATTTACGACGGCGCCGACACCACCGTGCAGGACGCGATGGTGGCCTTTGTGAAGCGCCTGGCGGCGGAGGAGGGGGCTTATACCCAACTGGTGGCCGCGGGGCTCACCAACCCGGACGACCGCTTTGTGGTCAACATCATGAGCGGCGTTGTGCTCAGTGATGGCACCGCACTCACCCCCCAGCAGGTGACCTGGTGGGCCGGCGGGGCCCTGGCTGGGGCCCAGTATAACGAGTCCCTGACCTACGCCGCCTATCCCAACGCGGTGGACGTGTCCCCCAAGCTGACCAACTCCGGGTACATCGACGCCCTGACTGCCGGCCAGTTTGTCCTCTTTGCCGACGACGGGGTGGTGAAGGTGGAGCAGGATATCAACTCTCTGGTGACCTATACCACCGATATCACCGGGCCCTATCACAAGAACCGGGTGATCCGGCTGCTGAACACCGTCGCCAACGACATCTATCAGCAGTTCTCCGACGGCTACATCGGCTCCGTGAACAACAATGAGCAGGGCCGCATGATGTTCAAGAGCGCCATCGTGGGATATCTGCTGGACATCCAGGCCAATAACGGCATTCAGAACTTTGAGGCCGAGGACGTGACCGTAGAGCCCGGCGAGGCCATTGACGCCATCGTGGTCAACCTGGCGATCCAGCCGGTGGACAGCGTGGAGAAGATCTACGTCACCATCACCGTGAATTGAGGGAGGTGTGAATATGGCTTATCTGCTGGCAAAAGACACCGTCACCGGCGCGGAGGGCTCCGTGGTGGTTACCAAAGAGGGCCGGAACTATGTGGTGGCCGGTATGCGGAATATCACCACCAATGCGGAAATCCAGAGCAGCGATATGCGGGTCATCGGCACCCGCACCATCCAGGACAAGCCCAACGGGGCCAAGCTGACGGGTACCGGCAACATCTATTACGGCACCAACCTGTGGACGGACATGGTGCTCCAGTACATCCAGACCGGCGTCATGCCGGAGTTTGATATTCAGATTACCAACTCCGATTCCGCTTCGGCGACACTGGGCTCCCAAGTTATGGCCTATTACGGATGCCACCTGACCGGCACCGTGCCCCTCTCCGTTCTGAATAGTGAGGAGACCATGCTGAACTATGACTTCAACTTCGCCTACACCCGCGTGGCACGGCTCCAGGCGTTCAACGATCCGGCCCAACTGGGTAATTAAGGAGGAACCGATATGAGTAAGCTTTCCGCATTTCTGCATCCCGTCACTACCTCGGAGGAGAAGGAGGTTGTCATCTCCAACCGCTTCCAGGACGAAAGTGGCCAGCCCGTGCCCTTCAAGATCCGGGCGCTAACCCAGGAGGAGAACGACGCCATCACCCGGCAGGCCACCCGCCGCCGGAAGGAGGGCGGACAGACAATCGAGCAGTTGGACAGTGTGGATTTCACCCGCCGCATGGTGGTGGCCGCCACAGTGGAACCCGACTTTTCCAGCAAGGAGCTGTGCGACGGGTGCGGCGTCCTGGACCCGCTGCTGGTGCCCGGTAAATTGCTGCTGTCCGGCGAGTATGCCCGGCTGGTCAAGGAGATTACGAAGCTGTCCGGCTTTGCGGAGCAGGAGGATGAGGTAAAAAACTGATGGACGGGGCCGGCTGGGACACGGAGATGCTGGTGGCATATTACTGCTTCGTGAACCTCGGCTGGGCCCCGTCCCGGTATGACGCCCTCCCGTCCAGGGAGAAACGGCTGGTGACCGAGTTCGCCCTGAAAAGCATGAGAGACCAGAAGGAAGCCCAAGACCGGGCGAATTAGAGGTGAGAGCATGGCCGCAATTCGAGAGACCCTGATTCTGGAGGATAAATTCACGTCCACCATGACCCAGTGCTTACAGGTAGCGCAGAGGATGGCAAACATGCTGGACGATGTGCGGGCTTCCACGATGAATGTGGAAACCGCCGCTGCGGCCACAGCCGTACAGATGCAAGAACTTGCGGGGAAGATGACGCAGACCAACAGCCGGGGGACATCCCTGCTTGGTACGATCCGCAACCTCGCAGGCACCTTCTTGGGTATGCAGTCCGTCCGCTGGCTGGTAAACACCTCCGACCAGCTCACCAGCATCAACGCCCGGTTGCGGCTCATGACCGGCAGCGCCGAGGCGGCGGCCGCAGCCCAGGAGGAGATTTATCAGGCGGCCATGCGCAGCCGTGGAGCCTACGCCGATATGGCGGACTTTGTTTCCCAGCTCGGCACGGTAGCCGGGAACGCATTTACAGGAACGGACGAGCTGGTGGCTTTCGCCGAGCAGATTCAAAAGCAGATGGCGATCTCCGGGGCCTCCGGTGCGTCTGCCCAGGCCGCGCTGGTGCAGCTTACCCAGGGCCTGGCCTCCGGCACCCTGCGGGGCGAGGAGCTCAATTCGGTGCTGGAGCAGACCCCCATGATTGCCCAGACCATCGCGGAGTATATGGGCGTCACCACCGGGGAGATGCGGGAGCTGGCCAGCGAGGGAAAGGTCACTGCGGAGGTGGTCAAGAACGCCATGCTTGGGGCGGCGGAGGAGACCAACGCCCAGTTTGAGCAGATGCCCATGACCTGGGCGCAGGTGTGGACGATGTTCCAGAACGTTGCCATTCAGGCCCTTGACCCGGTGCTGGATGCAATCTCCTGGCTGGCAAATAATATCGACCTAGTGGGCCCCATTGTCCTGGGCCTGGGTGCTGCGTTCGGCGTGTTCCTTCTGGCAGCCAACTGGACCAACATTTGCACGGCGGCGACTACGGCCTTGACAACCGCACAGGAGATGCTTAGGGCGGTCATGGCGACCACCTGGGGGCTGCCGCTTATCATCATTGCGCTGGTGATCGGGGCCATTTACGCAGTGACGGCGGCGGTGAATCACTTCGCCGGGACCAGTGTGTCGGCCACTGGAATTATTGCCGGAGTGGTTATGACAGCCCTGGCCGTTGTAGGAAACCTATTTGTTGCATTGTTCAATTTGCTTACCGATGGATGGGTACTTATTTACAACCTGATTGCCGCAGTGGCAAATTTTATCGGAAACGTGTTTACTGACCCTGTAGGCTCGGTAGCCCGCCTGTTTTTTGACCTGGCGGATACGGTGCTGGGGGTTCTCCAGGCTATCGCGTCGGCGATTGACACTGTTTTTGGGCTCAACTTGGCTGGAGCGGTACAGGGATGGCGTGACAGTTTGGGTGGATGGGTAGACAAGACTTTTGGGCAGGGAACCGAAGTAATGGCAAAGCTTAACGCCAATGACCTGCATTTAGAAAGGTTCGAGTATGGGGCGGCCTTTGGCACGGGCTATAACTGGGGAGCCAATCTGTTCAGCGGAAATGGGAACGACGCCGTTGGCGCGGCTCTTTCCGGCGTGCCCTACGACGAGCTCTCCGGCCAGTTGGGCGATATCGCCGGGAGCGTAGGGAGCATCGAGAAGTCGGTCAAGATGAGCGACGAGGACATCAAATCCCTGGTGGACGTGGCGGAGCGGCGGTATGTGAACAACGTCAACCTGACGGCGCAGACTCCGGTGATCACGGTCAACGGAGCCAACACCGGGCGGACCGCCGCCGACCGCCAGAGCCTCGCCAATGCCATCCGGGACATTCTGATCGAGCAGACCGCCTCCGGCTCCACGCGCAGCACGGCGCGGCCCGCAAGCGGATAAGAAAAGAGGAGGCCGGTATGTCCGTCAATAACTTCGGATTGTTTTTCACGCGGGACGGTACGGTCATCCGCCTGCCGGTGAACCCGGAAAAGCTGCCCGTGGCCCGGGACAACGACAACAGCGAATACAACGTGCTGGGCATCGGCCCCATCATGATCCCCCGCATACCCAAGCTGCGGGAGGTGACCATTTCCTCCTTTTTCCCCGGGCGGGAGTTCTCTGGAAGCAATCAATGGGGCGCCTTCCACCCGCCTGAGTATTACATCCAGTTCTTTGAGAGCGCCATGAACGACAAGGCGCCCATCATCTACACCCCTGTGCGGTACTATGAGAACGGGGAGCCATTCATGACTGGCGACACCGGCTTTGAAGTGCTGGTCACCCAGTTCAACACCGAGGAGCGCGGAGGGGAGACCGGCGATTTTTACTACGATCTGACTCTGACCGAGTATCGGGATTATACCCCGCAGTCTCTTTCTGCACAGAGCGGCCGGCAGCCCGCGGGGATGCCGGTGGAAGTCACAGCGGAACCCTCCCGCACAATCCCGCAAGGACAGCTTTATGCCGGTGCGGCGTGCATTGCCAACGGCTCCTATTTTTACACCAGCTACGGGGATGAGCCCCACGGCACGGCCTCCGGACGGAGGGTATTGGTGTCACGGATTGTAGACGCCACCCGCCCCGCCAGCGTCCACATCACAGACGAGGCCGGGAATCCCCTGGGCTGGATAGACAAAAACGCCCTCCAGGTGGTGAGCGATACGTGAAGACAGAGCTGATTATTGCCAACAAGTCCGGCGGAAAGATGTGGGAGATATCCAACTCCGTGCCGGAGGTTACCTGGAGCACGGAACGCACCGGTTCGCCGGGCACACTGAAATTCAATGTACTGAAAGCCGGGGATCTGAGCTTCGCCGAGGGCGATATCGTCCGGTTCTCGGCGGACGGCCAGCTCCAGTTCTACGGCTGGGTATTCACCAAGAGCAAGGACCGCTGGGGGGAGATTCAGGTCACATGCTACGACCGCATCCGCTATCTGAAGGCCAACGCATCCTATAACTTTGAGGCGCAGACCGCCGGGGATATGCTCCGGCAGATCGCCGCCGACCTCCAGATTGACGTGGGGCAGGTAGCGGATACAGGGTACGCTATCCCGGACTTCTATAAGGAGGACGAGAGCTGCCTGGATATCCTGGGGGAAGCCATCCAACAGACCCTGCTCAACACCGGGAACATCTATGTACTGTTCGATGATGGAAACGGACTGGCCCTCCGGCAGCCCCGGGATATGGTCTCCAACGTGGTCATCGGCGACATGTCCCTGCTGACCGACTACACCTACAAGACCGACATCGACGAGCAGACCTACAACCACGTCAAACTGGCCCGGCCCAACGAGGAGACCGGCAGGGCGGATGTGTTCGTAGCGGAGGACAGCGCCACAATTGGACAGTGGGGCATGCTCCAGCTCTACCAGACGGTGGATGGTACCATGAATGACGCGCAGGTACAGGCCCAGGCCCGGGCCACCTTGTCGTGCTATAACCGCCGGATGCGGACGTTGAAGGTATCCTCCCTGGGGGTGCCCGGCCTGCGGGCGGGACAGATGGTGCTCATGAAGGTGCAGGGTCTTGGGGATATCAATCTCGACCAATACGTCCTTTTGGAGAAGGTGACCCACACCTGGGCAAATGACGACCACACAATGGAGTTTGAAACCCTGGGGCTGGAACATGTGTAAGAGGTGAGTGCGTGGATCTGAAAGATGTTCTGTACCAGATGATGCAGGAGAACACCGCCGCCGGGCAGCCAACAGACCTGCGGGTGGGCACGGTGACCAGAGAAGAACCGCTGGAGATTACCATTAACCCTGCCACATCTCCCCTGAGACGGAGGCAGCTCTGCCTCACTGAGCCGGTGATTGAGAAGAAAATCCCGGTACTGGCCCACAGGCACCGGATTCAGACCCTCTCCCACACCCATGCCAACTCGGCGGGCACCACCACCACGGGACTGGACGGCTCCTACCTGGGGGAATACGCTCTGGTTTCTGAGGGGGCGGACGCCACCCTACAGGGGGAGGACATTGTGTGCTGGGAGGACGGGAAGAAGCTGCCTGTCAAGGACGGTTTTATTATCCTGAACCGCAGGCTGGAGGAGGGGGACAGAGTGCTCCTGCTGCGGGTACAGCACGGGCAGAAGTTCATCGTCCTGTCCCGGATTTTTGAGGAGGAAGCCTGATGCCGACTTTACCTACATCCGCCATCGACCTGTCCGCCGGGGTGTCCTTCGTCTCCCAGCCCTCCAGGACGTGGTATATCAACAAGGAAACCAACCGCATCCAGGGGGAGTGCGACGGCTGGCAGTCCGTCCGCCAGGCCGTGGAAGTCATTCTCAACGTGGAGCGGTTCCGCTGGCAGATTTATTCCCCCTACTCCGGGATGCAGTGGGATGGGCTCATCGGGCAGGACCCGGGGTATGTGGCCTCGGAACTTCAGCGGCGTATCACCGAGGCGCTGAAAATGGACGACCGGGTGCGGGGGATCTCCGGCTTTACGTATGCCGTGGAAGGGGATATGTTGAGGGCCTCCCTCACCGTGAACACGGTATATGGAGAGATGCAGACCAGCGTGGAGGTCACTCTAAACTGACCTATCCAGATTGCACCTTGACAACCTCATAGCGAGACAGCAAAAAAATTTTGGAAAACCTCTTGACTTTTTGTAACGCATATATTAACATTAAATGCGTTACAGAAAGTAGGTGATGATTTGAGCCCACGTACTGGACGCCCTAAGTTGGATAACCCCAAAAAAATCAATTATTCTGTGAGATTGGACGCAGAAACAGAAAAAAAACTGCAAGAATACTGTGAACGCCACAATATCTCAAAGGGAGAAGCGATTAGACAGGGAGTGCATCTACTTTTGGCAACAGAAAAATAAACAGCCCGCCCCCCGGTCAAGGAAAAGCGGACTGTTTAAATCACCGCCCATAGAGGGAGGCAAATACATTGTAACACGGCCTCCCTGTCTATGGCAAGAAGAAAGAGGTTTTTTAGATGCAAAACAAACTCGACATAGATGGCGTAAGATTTTCCCTTGACAACATCGTGTCAACGCTTCAACTGGTTATGGAGGATATGGAACAAGAGCATCTTAGCTCCAAAGGTGTTCTGGAAGGAAACTTCTTCAACCGCATGGGTTCTGTGTATCTTCCTGTCCTGAATTTGATTCAATGTTCCGCCTTTGATTTGTTGAGGGAAGTGGAGGAGGCGACTGTATGAACGAACTGCAAATTTTTAATAGTGAGAAGTTTGGACGTATTCGGGCTGTGGAGCGGGGCAGTGAACCATGGTTCTGTTTGGCAGATGTGTGTAAGCCGCTTGACCTTCGGGTTTCTGATTGCAGGAAGAGACTAAAGCCAGAGGGGGTGGATACAATCAACACCCTTACGGCTGGCGGTGTCCAAGGTATGCTGTATGTCAATGAGGGCAACCTTTACCGCGCCATCTTCCAAAGCAAGAAGCCGGAAGCGGAGGAGTTCACCGCCTGGGTAACGGAAGAAGTTCTCCCGGCGCTCCGTAAGCATGGGACATACACTGTACCCGCCCGACTTGCCCCGGAAGTATCCCCCAACGCAATTGCAAACCTGATTCGCGTTACCCGCCGGGTGATGCTGGATATGGGGAGTACGCCCCAGGAGGTGGGCGCAATGGCAAGAGACGTGTTCGTCACCTGGAACATTCCGGTTCCCGTTTCCCTGAACCGCCAAATTCCCGGACAGATGTGTCTTCCGGGGATGGACGGTGCGAAGGGACTAACCGCATAACCATCTTCCCGCTGTCTCGGTATGAGGCAGCGGGATTTTTTATTGTGAGGTGAGTACATGATTGACTTTACTCAAGAGACCTATTTGAGCCTCCGTCAGGAGATGCTGGACCGGGTGCCCGATACTTATGACAAGCGGGACACGGCCCCCATCCCCACGGCCATCTCCCCGGCGGCCTACACCCTGGCGGGGTTCTATCTCAGCCTGGATCAGGTACAGCGGGCGGCCTTTGTGCAGACAGCAGTGGGGGATTCCCTGGATATGCTGGCTGTGATTGGCGGCCTGACCCGATATTCGGCCTCCGCCGCGGTACGCCTGGGCGTGTTCAATACCTCTGTGCCCATTGGAGCCCGGTTCTCCACCATCAACGGAGCGGGCTCAATCAACTTTACCGTAACGGCGGCAACCGATACGGGGAACCAGTACCAGCTTACCGCGGAGACCCCCGGCGCCATCGGAAACGAGTACACCGGGCCCATCCTGCCGATTACCGCCATTCCGGGGCTGACCAGTGCACAGATTACGGATATCCTGGTGCCTGGTGACGACACAGAGACCGACAGCGCATTTCGGGAACGGCTGATTGAGGCGCTCAATAACCGTCCCTTTGGCGGCAATATTGCCGACTACCGCCAGAACGTCCTCGCCATTGACGGCGTGGGCGGGGTGCAGGTATACCCCACCTGGAGCGGCGGTGGCACTGTGAAGCTGTCCGTTCTGGGGGCGGATTTCCTGCCTGCCTCATCCACACTGGTGGAGAAGGTGCAGAATGCCATCGACCCGCCCCCCAACCAGGGGCTGGGGCTGGGCTTGGCCCCTATCGGGGCAAAGGTGACGGCGGCCAGCAGGAGGGTGGCGGTGAATGTCTCCGCCACCCTCCTGCTGGCCGCCGGATATGCCATCGGACAGGTGCAGGAACCGGTGGAGCAGGCCATTGAGACATATCTGCGCAGCGTGCGGCAGGGGTGGGACACCAACGTGTCCGCCAACAACGTGTCCTACGCTGCCGATGTGTACGTGGCCAGGGTTACCGCCGCTATCGTGGGGGTGGCCGGCGTGGTCAACGCCACCAACGTGCAGCTCAACGGCGGTACGGCAGATCTCCTCTTGACGGAGACGGGCGAAACCCAGCAGGTGCCCGTGATAGGGACGGTGACGCTGAATGAATCCAATTGAGCTGGATACCAGCCTGCTGTCCCTGTTGCCCCCGTGGTACCGGGAGGTGCTGGACTATCAGCAGATCTGCTTGACCGAACAGCAGCAGTTTGAGGCCCTGGCGGAGGAAATCGTGGGTGTGGCTGACAATTTCTTTTTCCAGACGATGGACGAGAGGGCGGTTGGCATGTGGGAGCAGGTATTCCGAATTGTACCAAACCCACAGGTGGAAAGCCTGGCATTCCGAAGGACCCGCGTGCTCAACCGCATTTCTACCCGTCCACCCTATACCCTGGGATTCCTCTATCAAAAGCTGGACGAGCTGATCGGGCCGGGTGAATGGAAGGTCACGGTAGACTACCCAAACTACACACTTTATATCGAAAGCGCGGCCCAAAACCAGAACTACGCCACTGAGCTGGCTTTCACCATCAACCGTATCAAACCGGCGCATATCGTGTGGGTCAACGCCCCGTTTGTGCGGACGGGGCTGCTGCTCTCCGAGACAATTTCGTCCGCGCAGAGAATTTATAACTACAAGCTGGGGGCGTGGGAGCTGGGGCGGCTGCCCTTCGCAACCGACGGCCCGGAGGGAGTGATTAAGATGCCTGAGACGCCATCCATCCAGCAGGCCCTCTTGGCCGGTGTGGCGAACTTCGTCAGCGGCGATGTGGCCTCCGCCCGGGTCAACGGAACAGTTGCGATTACCGGACTGACCAAGACCGTGGAGGGGTCGGAGCTGACCGTCACCTATACCATCATGCCGTCCCAGGCCACAGAGATCACCGCCCTGGAACTGCTGGATGCAGAGGGGAATATCCTCACGTCCTCTACCGTGTATATCCCTGTTACCACGAATGTGGTCTTGAAGCACATTATCCCTGTAGCGGAAGGAGTGGTAAGCAATGGCTGAAAATCCGATCAAAACTCCGCTTCCGGCGGACTTGCCGGAGGACTGGACCGGCGGACAGACCGTGGCCCCCACCGGGGCAGAGGTGGGCTTGAGCGAGCAGCACGGCTACAACTACCTCATGGAGCAGGTCAACGCCGCGCAGACGGCCGCTAAAGAGATCGGAGAGGCATTTTCGGGACTGGCGACGCTGGGGCCCGATGGCAAGGTGCCCGCCGGGCAGCTCCCTGACATAGGTGGATTCTATGAGGTGGAGGAGGCGGTGCCTCCGGCCTCCCGGAAGGCAAATACGCTCTATGGCCTGATTCTGGCGGACTATGCGGGAGGTGAGGGGTAAATGGCGCTGAGCTATGTGTGGGACAGGTACAGCCTTAAAGTTGTATATGACGCCGACAGCGAGCCAAGAAGCAAAATAACCTCTTATCCGGGAAGGAATTATTGGGGCGGAACAAATTACAGCTTTGACCGCAGCACAGGGATTTTCACCATAACGGCCGGGATTCAAGGCTTTTACGTCCCGGCAACCGGGACAGCAACCATGCCAACCAGCGGAATTCTATATTTGCTGTGCGGTGAGCAGAACCAGTCAACGGAACTGCTGAAGGCCGGAAATTCCGGTGCAAACTGGTACTTTATTGGACATGGCAATACCCAATCTGAGGTTCGAATGGAGGATGGGAGTGGCTATACCGCATATCGTTCCACTGCCAAAACGGTGCAGGGAGACTATATAGGCACCGTATCCTCTTCCAGCAGGGATACCTACCCTGAGAACGGTATATCAGGCAACTATTATTACGTTTTCAAGCATGTGGTTACCAGCGTACCGGCTATCACGGTTCCCGGCGCCGCCATGATTGGACAGACGGTAGACATATCCTGGGAGGCCGCAGACAGCGCGGAGAGCTACAAGCTGGAGCGCAGGGTGGATTCCGGCGGCTGGACGCAGGTTTACGAAGGGGCCGGCTTGACCTATGCCGACACGGTGCAGGTCGAGTGGTCGAACGTGCAGTACCGTGTGTCCGCAAGTATTTCTGGCGTATATGGCGATCCCATATTATCCAAGACCGTGAACATCGTCCCGTCAACTACATTAAGAATATCCATGCCGGAAGGCAATATTGGGGAAATCAAGGGGGCGATAACGTATACAGCATTGAGCGACGCTCCCCGCGACGCTATTTACATTTCGGAGGTTTTTGAGAACACCTACAGCGATTACCAGAGAGAACTGACATTAAAGCCTGGCGATAGTGTAACTATCCCGGTATCCAGGTTTCCGAGCGCGGCAGGAGGACGGTTTACTGTAAAGGCAAAGGTACAAATTAGCGATAATGCTTGGGCAAATGAAAACAGACAGTTATCCTACACCAAAACGCCTACCTCAATGCCAGACAGCCCGTACCGGGTGGAGCGGCTACAGGGCAAGGAGTGCGATGTCATGCCGCAGACCTTGGCCGAAGCGGTATTTATGCCAGATGGGAAAAGCGTGGCGGCATATATGGATTTCATCAAAACGAGAGCGACAGTGGTCACCGGAAGCTATGTGGGGACTGGAGATTATAACAGTGGAACCGGATGGGGGAGCAGTAACCCGACATCACTGACGTTTGACTTTGCCCCCAAGTTGCTTATTATTGGTTGGCAAGAAACACTCGATAATGGTTTTTTCACCAGTAATTTAGGGGAGCGGGTCACCTCTGATAATTACTATTCTATATACACAGGAGCTTTAACGACACAGTTTAAGCAGTATAGAGGCTTTGGTGACCCTTCCGGCAGTTATGCAAAGAGGTCATCAGACGGTAAGACTATAACGTGGTATGCTACTGGTCATGCAAACGCTCAGAGAAACGACAGAAGATACAAATATTATTACCTTGCCATCGGCTGAAAGGGGGGCCACCTATGACCATCATCCAAATAGAACCTCTGGAAAGCGGCCAGCACCCGATCCAGAGCCAGAGCCACCGGCGCGCCTGCTGGGTGGAGGGCTACATAGAGGTGCCCGTCCACCTGGAGGCCGCTGTTTGGGCGACCTGTGGCTGGTGTGACCTCCATATTGAGGAAGGCAGGCTGGTTGGTGTCACACCCACCGAGCGGCCTCCCGAGCCGGAGCCTGAACCTGAGCCGCCATCTGTAGAGGAGCGGGTGGCGGCCCTGGAGGAAGCTCTGGCGCAGACTGATGAAACCGCTATCGCGCTCTTTGAGAGCCAGGCCGAACAGGAATCTATCAACGCACAGCAGGACGATGCGTTGCTGGATATATATGAAATGCTGGGAGGTTAAAAGCAATGGCAGTAAAAGCAATCGCACACAGCTACTGGCGCAGTATCAAACGGGGGGCACGGACCTTTGATGGCGTCCTTGACCCCGTAAAGGAGGACGTACGCACCCTGGCGCGGGCCGACGTGGCCGATGGCGTCATCACACAAGAAGAGTATCAGCAGTACATTGGAGAAACCTACGAACCCGCCACCGAAACCGTTTAAACCGGCCAAAGGCCGTAAATAAGAAAGGACGAATGAACATGATCACCGAACTGAACTTTGCCAAGCTGACCCCGGCCTCCTTCGCGTTGGCCAACGCCAATGATGTGGATGTGGGTGTGGGGCGCTCCATGTTGCTCAACAACATCCGACACGGGCGGGAGGTAGACCACATCATGACGGGGCTCGACCCGGAGTATCTGCCCGACTGGGCGGCCCTCAAGCCCCAGTATGAGGCCCTGGAGCACGGGGGTGTGACCTCCGCCGTCAACGTCTGGCACCGGGTATGCCAGGACAACTATAAGGCGCTGGTGGAGCTGTGGAACGAGAATCCCCGCAACTGCGCCGCCATGGCGAAGCTGGTGGAGAGTGCCGCCGATCCCGGTCCCATCTCTGGACCGGCCCGCGAGGAGTGGGAAAAGGAGCAGGAGGGCCATGAGTAAATACATAGCAGTCATCCCCAGGGCGGCCATCACCAGGGCCGCCCTGGTGGAGGCCGGGGGGCGGTCCATGGACCAGGTCAAGGCCGCCTGCGGGTGCCAGTACATCATCAATGCCTGGTTTTACGACACGGACACGGGCCGCCCGGTGGGCAACCTCAAAATCAACGGCGCGGTTAAGGCCTCCGCCGGTTGGAACGGCTGGGGGCTTGCCTGGGACAAGGGCGAGGACATCAGCCTAGAGATTGTGCCTGCTGCGGGCCGCGGGAACTACATCAGCGGCGTTGAGTTGCTGACACCCACCAGAGGGCCAGGTAAGGCCCTCAGCTACTCCCCGGAGTACGGGGGCACACGGGGGCGCTCCGCCGTCCTGCTGGCCGGGGCGCGGGTGATCCTGTACTGCTCCGGCGACGGCACGGCGGACGCTAAGACGCCGGAGGGGCTGCGGGACGAGCTGGTGACCATCGGCTGCCGGTACGACCAGGCGGCCAACCTGCGGGCCCTGGGCCTCGACGCGGGCAGCTCCTCTAACTGCGACTTTGGGGACGGCCAGCGTATCAGCAACGGTAAGCGGGTCAAGGGCTATCTGTGTATCTGGACGACGGAGGACGGCCAGAAGCCGCCAGAACAGGAGGACAAGCCTATGAGCAAGTACACCGTGACGCCCAGCATCGGCGTCAACATCCGCAGCGGCCCCGGCACCAGTTACGGCAAGGTGGGGGCGTACCCCATGGGCACGGTGGTGGACGTGCTGGAGGTCCGGGACGGCTGGGGCAGGACGACCAAGGGCTGGGTGTCCCTGGCCTATCTGGAGGCCGTGAGGGCCCCTCAGAGGGTCACAGATACGGGCCTCGCCATCCAAGAGGATATCATCTCTGACTGGCGTCGGAATAGGCCGGGCAGGGATACCAACCCGGGGGCCTATATCACCATCCACGAGACCGGCAACGCGGCCAAGGGCGCCGATGCCGCGGCCCACGGGGCCTATCTGGACAGCGACGCCGGGGAGCGCGATATGGTGAGCTGGCACTACACCGTGGACGACCACGCCATTGTCCAGCATCTGCCCGACT